ATAAATTGTTCAATGAGAAACTGGAAAAGCTCATGAATGAGTATTTTAAGTCATTCTTTGAAAGCCCAAACGCTGTCCTGCCACTGTTTGAGGGATATTCATACACAGACATTGGCTCAAAGACTTACAGTGAGGGAACCAGCCGGGATATCAAAAGCCAGTATGATGATATTTTTGATTTCACGGCCAGAGGATTCTCCATGCCGCCTACACTGGCCAAGGGAGACGTGCAGGACACAGAGAAAGCAGTGGACGAGATGCTGACGTTTTGTCTGGACCCGCTTGCACAGATGATTATGCAGGAGATTAACCGCAAGAGGATTGGAAAAAACGGGATACAGAAAGGGACAAAGCTGCAGATCGACACCATGAGAGTCAAACATATTGATATGTTCGACATTGCAACATCAGCAGACAAGCTCATCAGCTCCGGAATCTATACAGTGAATATGATTCTGAGAGCACTGGGAGAGATTCCGATAGATGAGGACTGGGCAGACCAGCATTTCATCACGAAAAACTACTCAACTATCCAGGAAATCCTGGAAGAACAGCAGAAAGGAGGT